ATGGGATTCGAGCTTAATATATTTGGAGACAAGCAGCTTGAGGCCGATTTTGTCGAGTGGCTTGTCGATGAACGATCGGTAGATATTCAGACGCACTTCACCAAGCTGTGGGAATACTACACAAACCCGATGTACGAAGCCTGCGGAACCGGTGTGTTCGACAGGAAGGTGAACGAATCGGGCAGATGCTATGTGCAGGCACAGGAGTACGGGCTGCCGGCGCGGATAACGGGACTGGTGCACGCTGCGAATACGGGGGTATTCGGGGCGAGGAGCGTGCGTGATGTGCAGCGTAAAGAGGTGGTAATCGAGAACGATATAGCATGGCGGATAAATGCGGCGGTTGATTTTTTGTTCGGGAAGCCGGTTGGTTTTGTTTCCAAGGCGCCGAATAGCCAAAAACGTGCAGAAATTGGGTCTATATTGAAGGCAGTGTTTGAGGCTAACTGAAATCCTGTTTTTTTGCAATTAAACGGCATTTTAGGCCCCTTTTCCGCTCTCATACGTCATTTCTACGTCAGTCAGCAGCCGGTCAATGGCATTTGCGGCCTTTTCCTTTTGCTCTTTCGTCGCCTGCGAGTAATACTTCATTGTGGTTGTCAGGTCTGAATGGCCTGCCAGAGTCCGTACGATTTCGGGGTTCGGGTTTTCGTTTGCCCAATTCGTTATGCAGGACTTACGCAACGTGTGAATAGTCAAAGTGCCGGTCGGGATAATGCCTGCCCGTCCTACATCCCTTTGGAATCTGCGTGGCGCGCTCGGGGCCATATCTTGGTTACGCCACGGGCGATTGTTTTCCCGGTCGCGCTTATATTTCACAAGCACCTGTCTGTACTGCCTCTCGTCGAGTAAAACATAAGGCGTTTCGTCGGTCTGTTCATTATAGAGTCGTAGGTCTATCAACAAATTCAGGCATTGCTCAGGTATAGGTATGGTTCTTGTTTCATAGTCCTTAACAAAAAAGGGTGGTCGCCCATCGGCGGCGGCCTGGTTCTGAATGGTAACTTCGCGTCCGTTAAAATCAATATCACCCCAAGTTAGTGAAAATAATTCGCCGAATCTCAATCCACAACAGTAAGCCAGACCATAGAAACATTTCCACCGCAAGCCTGCAAACCCAAGCAGCCTCTTGTACTCGCCCGGCGTGATGTAGTGCCATTTCGGGATAGTACACTTCGGCGGCCTGACGGCAGTAAAGGGGTTCTGCATAATTTTCTGCCACTCAACAGCGGTTTGGAAAAGCGTTTTGCAGTTTCGCAGAATAAGTTGCGCCGTCCAACGACAGAGGGGCTTGTCTTGGCCGTCTATTCGGGTTAATCCAGCGATAAACTCTGCGGCGGATTGCGGCGTGATATTTGATAAAAGACAATCCGGCCCAAAAAAAGAGAGCAACCTTTTGATGGTGTTTTCATACAGGCTGACCGTTCCGCTTCGCAAGTCCGCTTTTCGTACCCTAAGAAACGAATCGCAGAAATCGCTTAGGCTTGTTTTTCCGGCTGCGTCCCGTTGAGTGCCCTTACGAAAAGCCTCGCGTTGGTCGGCCTGAAACGCCTCGGCTTCCACCTTTAGCCTGAAAGACCGGCTGTATCGCCTCTGCCTTTCGGTGGCGGGGTTATACTCGCCGAACCACCGAACCGCCCACGGCTTATTTTTGTTTCGTGGGTCTCTGTAAACTCCAATTTTCTCAATCATAACCTTGCTCCTTTTCAAAAAGCATAACCAGGGCTGATGGCGTTCGCTAAGAACGCAGTCGTCCTTACGGATAGACTGGCCCTGGTTATGATTCTTGAGTTACAAAACAGGTTTGATTTAGCGATTCCATCATCTCTAATCATAGTCGTTTTTTCTTTCATGTCAAGATTTTTTTACTATTTTTTTGTCATTTCTTCCAAAAATTCATCCAGTGCTTTTCTCGTATAGAACAGCCTGTTGCTTATGAAGGTTCCGCGCAGTTTTTTTTGTTCTCTGTAATATCGCAGAGTCTTAAGCGGGTCTTTTAGGTCGAGTGTGTCGAGTCTTAAGTATCTAACCGCCTCGGCCTCGGTCAATAGCGCCGGGCAAGGTGCAAAACCACCGTTGCCATCGGGCAGCACCGCCGGAGCCGCTAACACAATGTTATTTTCAGTCGTAGTTGCCATTTTCTTAAAGTGGGGCTTTCCATTTCATCCTTCTTTTTGTTTCTCTCGTGTGGTTCGGTTTACCAGACACGAAGTACCTCACAGCATGCCTTACTCTTTCAGTATGCCTATTTGCTTTTTGACCGAACGCTTTATTCTCTGGATTCTGTTCGCAACGCCGTTTTATGTCTTGTAAAACACCTGGCAAAATCTCACCTAAACGCACCGGCTCACTCATAATCAATTTCCTTACTTACTTTGCACCCCCGCCGTCTCATTAAGGTCGCCAAACGCAACACGGTTATCAAGAAAAATGAGTTTCGCTATTCCTGTTGGCCCGCGCCGGTTTTTCGCAATTATCAGTTCAGCAGCGCCATCGCACTTTGCTTCTGGGTCTTCGCTTCGACGGTAATAATCCTCTCTGTGAAGCAACATTACGATATCAGCGTCTTGTTCTAAACTGCCGGATTCTCTCAGGTCGCTCATTCGCGGGCGGTGGCTTGTTCGGCCTTCGACCGCTCTGTTCAACTGAGAAGCGGCGATAATCGGGACGTGCTCCTGCATGGCCGCCAGTTTCAATTTGCGGCTGATGGCGGTAATTTCCTGATACCGGCTTTCGGCCTTATTGCCGGAACTCATCACTTGTAAATAGTCCACGAAAACCGCGTCAACCTTGCCAATTTTCTTTCGGGTCTTAATGTAAGCAAGCTGGGCTTCCGGTGTTGCTACGCCTTCGTAGATACGAAGGTCGAGGTTTTTCAGACCAAGGGCCGTTTGATATAGCTTGTCAAGTTCGGGCTGTGGCGCATTGCCGCTCTTTATAACTTCCATATCAACATCGGCCAAATTACAAAGTGCACGTTCTATCAAGGATTGATAAGACATCTCCAGCGTAAAGAACACTACGGATTTTCCGGCCTTTGCCATTCTCAGGGCAAACTCTAAAACCAAGCCGCTTTTGCCCATACTTGGCCGTCCGGCAACGAGGATAAGTTCGCCAGGTGCTACACCATGAATTATCCGGTCGATGTTTCTAAATCCTGTGGGTATAAGGTGACAGTTATCCTGCATGTCGGTCGCTACTTGCGTAGCTACTTCACAAATAGCAACGTCTTTTCGTTCTGGGCTCTCAATCGTTAGACCAAGTGCAATATCTTGTAACTTCTGCACCTGCTCGTCTATATTGGCTGTGCCATCGGGGACTTTCTTAATGTTTTCAATGGCATTTATCAATTGCCGGTATCGTTGCTTTTCCTTGACGATTTTGGCGTAATATACGGCGTTTGCGGCTGACGGTACGCTGTCCATAAGGCTTGCGATATACTGAACACCGCCGATGCACTCCAAGTCGTCGCCGAGTTCGTCCCGAAGCATTACAGCATCAATCGCCACGCCAGCCAAAAATAACCGCTGCAAGGCGATGTAGATTCGTTGATGTTCGGCTTTGAAAAACGCAGCCTCATCGGGCAGAATGGTTATCACCTCTCCACAACATTCCGGGCCGACTATCATAGAGCCGAGTACACCGGCTTCGGCTGCTATAGACCAGAGTTTATCCGCGTCCAGCATTTTGTTCCCTTTCAAGTTTGCGTTGTTCCTCTAAAATCTGAGCCGGTGTTTTGTCGCCTATCAGTGTAAGGGGTGCAGGGGCCGCATCTTTCGGTCCCATTTTCAATTCGAGCTTGTCGTAATGCTCGCGCAGTTTGACGGTGCTGAGAATATTGTTTTTCCAAAAGTCGTCCTCCTGACACCATCGAATAACCCTCTCGATACTTTCTGGCTTGCGGCCATCGAACCTAATCATCCTGTCCACGTGAACGGCCCATTTTTGCAGGATGGGTTTCTTGTAATCAGCCTTTCGTTTTTGAATTTCAGAAAGTAGAAGTGAGGCAAGTCTAAACTCGGTAGAGTTTGGACTATATTCTTTAGAAGAAGAAGATGAAGAAGAAGAGTTGCCCTTTGGTTGCCGTTTGGTTGGTACGGTGGTTGAACCACCCTTGCCTGCATCGCCGCCACTTAACTTCTTATGTTTTCGCCTCTTAGCAGATTTAAGCCCGCCTTGCCGACTTTTTTCTTTCCAAATCCTTTGCTTAGTCCGCTCTTTCATCAACCGCCGGTTGTACAATTTGGTTCCCTGTTTCTTGAAGCACTTCCGTATTTTTGGGCCGGAACCATTGAACCAATCTGCGCCCAATCTGGACAAGGCCGCTAATTGCTCATCATCATCAGGTAGGCCGCCATTCATCCAACAGATCGACAACAGGCGGATATACGCCCCTTCTTCAGCCGGTGTCATCAACATTATCCTCGGTGAGCTTAGCCAGTCGTTGGGATAAAACTGAAATGCCGGGGACGTAGCCATTATTTATTGGTCCTTTTAGTTGCCGTGGGGACCTTACACGCGCACGGGAGGAACTTGAAAGCTTCTCTTGACAGACACTCAGACTCAGTGTAAGGTTTGTGACGTAAGTTGTTGTACCAGACCGCGGTTGCCCAAGCGGCCTTTTTTCTTTCCGCTAACATTTTTCACCCCCTCTCATCGCTTCAAAGGTCTGCCGGTCGGGACAGCCCATATCTATCCAGCTTTCAATCGTCGAGTTTGCCCAGCGCACCGAACCGCCGATACGAATCGGAGGGGGCAGTTTCCCACAGCAGCTGAGGCGAAAAACTTGACGCTTAGATAAGCTTAGCAGACCGCCCAACTGTTTTGCTGTGAGTAATTGGATTTCAGATTGTGTGTGTTTTGTTTCCATAATTCAGCACCTTTCAATAAATTGTTGTTCTTCGCAACCAAAGGCACTGAAATAAACCTTCCAATCAACCTTCTAAGAAAAAAAAGCTTGCAACCATAGCCATAGCAGGGAGTTATAAAATTTGAAAAAATTGTTGCGAGGTTGATTTTAGAGTTGAAAAAAATATGAGAGAGGATGAGCGAAGGGTTCAAATATCTTCGTTTGAGATATTTGTTTGTCCCCGTCTGTCTTCCGGTAGTTTTTGAGCTTTGCTAAGATTTATCGAGCGTGAATTTCGGGCTTTCATTTTAGCTTCAGCTTTTTTAAGCAGATTTGAAACATTTTGAGGTGAACATCGCATCTCAATAGCGGCTTGTTGCTGAGTTTTTCTCTTAACGTTTATCAGGGTGAAAACTTCGGTTTCTTTTGGGGTTAAGTCTGACGATACTTTTATATTTCTTCTTTTGGTTTTCCTTTTTGTATAACCCAAAGCTTCAAGCTTTTCACCGCTGATTTTCCATTGCCTTAGCCGGTTAAGGTCAACTTCAATTCGGCCTATATCCGGATTTCGGGTACAGACAGAAACACCAGTTGCTACGCCGGTATTCGGATTGGTTCTTATGTTTGGCTCTATGAAACAATTTTCTTCACACTCATCGCATACCAGCCCCTTTGCATGTTCGATTTCTACTAATACCCCCGCCTCTACAAGCTCGTCAAGTTTTCCGGTCGGCCAGTCCTTAGTCTCATCGGCGGTTATTATTTCGGAGTCGGGAATTTGTAACCTATCTGCCAACTGCTGTAGGAATTTATCCACTTACAAGCCCCCACTTCTCGATATATTTTTTTGCTATCTGGTCAAGCGGGTCGTCCTTCAAAGTGCAGCGGTCGGGACTGGATATTTCAAAGGTTAAGGATTTTCCTTTTTTGCCGTCTCTTGCAGAAAATTTGATTTGTATCTTTGCTCTTGTAATAACAGCCTTATCGAGAGAGATATTGGATTTATTCAATGCCTTTTCAATCAGCGTATAAACCGGCTGTCCGTCTCCAGATGAGCTTGCCTCAAGTGTTATCCGCCTGTTGCCGATTCCTGGCAAATCCAGACGAAGCATTCTCAGTATAACTTTTTCTATACCGTCTGCCGGTTCTGTAACAAATTTCAGGGTCTTATCGTTAAGCTTTGATAAGTCGAAGTGTCTTTTGTCCAGCTTCGGCAAACCGTCAAGCCCTAAAATGGTCTTGCAGAATATCTCCTGTAATGCCTCGACAACCTTCTTTCCGCCTTTGGCACTTACTTCCAAAATACCACTTTCAGGCCGGTAAACAAAAATCACCTCAAAAGCAGGTTTTCTTAACTGGTGGTAAAATTTTCCCTCATCGTCAAAACCCAATTCCGTAGTGGCGTAATCTTCGGGATATACAAAATAACAGTGTCTTTCCGGCTGTTGTCTTAAGTAGTTGTCAACATGGCAGCGCTGCCCCCGTCCCTGCTTTTTGTAAAACTCGCTTACTCCATCGGCCAGATTTCGCTTGTCCTTCTCTTCTACAGCAGGGACTAATCCTGCTCCGACCTTCCGGCTGCTCCACGAGCCGAGGCTGTCCATATATGCCAAATCACAGGCAATCCCAAAAACAACGGGGTGATTCAGAAATACCCAGAAGGCTTTTTCATAGTGGTTTTTCATCGGCTCAAAAATCGGAAGTAAATCTATATTGTGAAAAACAGAACCAGCTTCCTCAATCAGAAGCAGAACCCCTTTTTCACAGGCCATTTCGTTTATCTGCCGAAGGTCTGCTTCTGTTTCATTCCTTTGTTTATCAGACAATTTATCCATCGCTGCAAAAATAGGCTCCATCTCAGTTTCACCCAGCTTGTCAAAGTCAATGTCTTTAAGCAGCCCTTTCCGTTGGAAGTATTCTTTAAGAATTGTGTTCGGCGTTTGCCTTAAAAATGTTTTCGGTGAATAGTTTCGGCTCATAATCTTGTTTTCTCCTCTTGTGAAAATCTCGTAGCGAGTATTTCTACAAAAATTTTTAGTTCATCAGCAGACATACTCTTGGCTTTAACAAGGGCTGCATTCTGAGCATTTTCGTTATTTGGCGCACCCTTCGCTATGACGTATGCCTTCCGCTTTGAAATGTTTCCTGTCAGTAATTCTATGCGAACATTCTCCGCGGCGTTGTTGCGAATGAAATCACCGTCTTTTCCGTCAAATACTCCCATTTAGTTTATCCACCTTACGTCTGGGCTGCACAACTATCGAGGCAAGCGGGAATTTCCTCTGGCGCGCGGACAACAGTATATGCCCAATTACCGAAACTTCGTTCGGCATTTACAGCGTTCACCCATCGTATAGCGGCCTGTGCCTTAACACTTTCAAGCGGGTCAAATCCCTTCGTTTCAAGAATCAAATATCGCTGCAAAGGCCCTCTCAATCGGATAATAAAATCGGGCGGATAATCGTGCAACTGGCCGTTATCCAAATACGGTATAGCAAGCCCCAAACCAGTATTCTTTACAAAAGCCTCAACCGCCCTGTGCCCGTCAATGTAATATGCTGCCGACTGTTCCCACTGTTTGGTATCAGCAACAACGTAGTTCAGGTGACTCAAACTTGGCGGCAGTTCCCCAAATTTTGCTTCAACAGACTGCCTCCAAGCGGATATTTCCGTGTAATTGGCACCCGTGACGCCATTTTGCTCGTCAACACCTATGAGCCAGAGAATTGGCTCGCCGCCCGCCGCATTGGCGTGTCCCGCTATCTGACGGGCTGCCTTCTTGTGGTCTTCCGGCCATACGGCCTTTAACTCAACCCGTGAGTCCTCGACGGGTTGACTTGATTCTACACGCTTTATTATGCTGAGTGCCCAGTACTCGATGTCATTCGGCCTCATAGAATATTCCTTTCACTTCCTCACTGCCAGCCGCCGCGTGCATCAGTTACCTCATCCAAATCGCAAAACAGTTTCATTCACTTTCCCCTTCTGGTTTTGCAACGGTCCAGATGTGCTTGAGCGGCAAGTCGGCTCGGACATCTTCATCAAGCCTGTCATAGTGGGCCAGCAACTGTTCAATCAAGTCCTTTTGGTCCCAAAGCCGCACCCTAAAGAATTGTATTGCTTCTTCTCTATCTACCGAAGCCTTGAACCCTCCCCACGACACCAATAGTCCCTGCTGGGCCTGAACGTTCTGCATCGTTCCGAGGAGTTGGTCAAGTGTAGGCCTGTCGAGTGGACTGTCCCCTGACTTGACTTGCACGCATATCCTGGGTTCGCCAAAGCCAAGCGTTCCCTGCCCGGCAAGAATATCAATGCCCTTATCAGGTCCCTCAGCGCTAATATATGTTGTATATCCTTGCGCTCGCAGTATCCCATCTACCAATCTGGCCAAGCCGTGACCCTTGAATTTTGTTATGATCAGCTTAGCGATTTGGTCTTGGGCTAACTGTTCAAGGTCAGCTACCTCCGGTTCTACTTCGTTCTCATCCCCCTTACCGGGAGGAAGCGGAGTTGGGGGCGGGCCACCCTTGCGTTTCCAGCCTGTCTTCGCCATCGCCCGCACCCTATTTTCGGCATCGTTTCGTTGGACTTGAGAGACTGTTCTGAACGCACCAAAGGAATAGAGCAAATCCTGGTCAAAATTCGAACGCGGGATGTCGGTTGCAATCCATTTTACATCTCGGTAGTGGTAGTATGGGTCTTCTGCTCGCGCATCAAATTTATACTCGCCTGTTATCTCCGCAATACATACCGCGCGCTTCAGCTTGCTCGGAACGATTACCCAATCTCCCCGGTCCATTTTCCGGTAAAACGCCCAAATCTGGCCTGAGTAATTGCTCAATGCGCCAACTGAGTAATCGTAAGTCTTCTTAAGTAGTTTGCGCAGTTCGGCCATCGTAGAAATTTGCCGCAGATCATAATTCAACTGTTTCCACGTTAAGTAGACGCGTTGCGTGGTCAAGAACTGCTGTTCATACTCACCGTGACTACCCGCCCGAATTACCCAAAGCGCCATTTCTGTCTCTCCACAAAAAGAATAGGACTATTTTATTGGCCAGCCGCCGTGGGCGGCGATTATGTCGTCATATTTCTGCCCGTTTCTCATTTGTGTTTATCACTCCAATTCCGGATTCGTTCGACGTTTTCTTTGCATAGAAATGGCCACTCCCCAACTGTTTCCTTAGTTGGTGCATATTGCATGAGACAATTACGCAATTCACAGGTAGTTCTGCTGTTCGGATTATTGCAATCATAGCAGTCATCTGCACCAAAAAGATGGAGTGCTTCGTGCCAGAGGATATATTTATTGTTTTGATTGTATACTGCGGAGATATATGGCTGTTGCGTATATCCCCATTTGGCCAACGGCTGGTTCTTTCGTATCGCCTCGGCTATATAAGAATTTGGGCGGCAATATACAAGTATCGGAGTACATTTATCCCTGCTCACTTTCTTGCTTATATCAAAGTAACAATTCGATAGTGGTTCTGCGGTATCTTTAGGGGGCTCACTCAGAACTTCGTCCGCTATCTTGGCAGATTGCTCATCGAGCAGTGTTGCTTTAAGATTGACCTTTGCTGGAGAGATTATTAGAAGATTGGTTAGTTCGGCGAAGCTTTCGGTTACGAATTGCCTGTCTTTCTCATTTCCATCTAAACAATACCAAAATACCTTCAACATATTCTAAATATCCTTCATTTTATTGGCCAGCCGCCTTGAGTAGCATCGCTGTCTTATTAATAATTAGTAATTCCAATCAGGGTGGCTAATCGGAAATCGGTTCAATTCCTCTTTATAGGGTCGCCACTGTGGAATAAATTCGTCCAAATAAGCTATAAAACGGTCACTGTGATGGCGTTCCAAGAGATGCAACATTTCGTGGACCAAAATATATTCTAAACAGTGCTTGGGTTTTTTGGCTAATTCCAGATTAAGCCAAATACGTTTGGCTTTAATATTACAAGTACCCCATCTTGTTTTCATTTGTTTGATGCCCCACTCTTTTACGCGAACGCCAATAATATTCTGCCATTTTTCAATTAGAGGAGGGATTTGTTCTTTGAGCCGTCCCCGATACCATTCTGTCATTACCTTTTGTCGTTGCCGTTGTGAGCTTCCTTCCCGAACATACAGATCAATATATGCCTTATTACGAAGTATGACTTTTGGTGGGGCTGCGTGTTCAATTATATTTAGAAGATATCGGTTTCCCTGGAAATAGTGGCTTTCCCTGTAAACATATTCTCGCCTTGATTGCCTCTGCTGATTTCTAAACTTTGTTTGTTGTTTTCTTATCCAGGCCAATTTCGATATGGCAAACAAACGAACGGATTCATCATCTACTTTTAGCGGCGTCGCAATTCGTACTCGTCCCGCCGGTGGATAAACAGCAAGATGAAGATTTTTGATGTCCTTTCTCACGACATCAACTAACATACTTCCAACTTGAATTTGATGCATCTCAGTATTCACTTTGGTTTTTTACCAATTCAAAAATTCTTTCTACTTCCGCTGTATCTTTTACATACTTTCGAATGGCACTTTTGACTTCGCGTTCCTTGATTTTGTTCCCGCGCCAGCCATCCTTCTTAGTAGAAATAATCTCTGCATCTAAAGCAGTCGCTATAGCCTCGTTTTTATTCAGATTGTCATACAACGCTCTTTTGGGACGGGAGTTCAAAGTTCTCGGATAGTCCGTTGAAATGTCAGGTCTTTTTATTTTATTAGTAAGCTCGACGATTTTCGCCAAATATTCCTCGTAGCTTCTGGCCTCTTGTTTGCGTTCCCTTATTAGCTGCTCCAATAGTTCCGACATCTTTTCATAATATTTTGGATTTGCTGGCTGTTCATCAATAATTACTTTACGCAAATTATTTTCGACAGTTTCAGCAACAGCTTTCTTATTTCTACTTATATTTGTTGGCAAATCGTTCAGTGCATCCGCTCCTCGTTTAACTATCAGGTCTATCAAAGTCATATCATCGAATGCGGATACTTTTTTGCTCTCTTCGGCGCTGATATAGGTATCTATTAAATGTCGCATAGCGGGCTCATACGCCTTCAAGTCAATATAATCTCCGCTTGCAAGTTTTATCTCTGCTCTGACGTTCTCAAAATATTTAACGTCGGCTTTTATCTGCTCGGTTTCTTTTAAAGCGTAGCCCGCCTCTACCATTTCATTGGCAAGGTTGGCATATGCTCTAACCAGGGCAGCCGTATGTTTATATAATGCGGCTCGCTTCTGTTCATGTTCGCTTAAATCGTCAGCGTCTTCTGTATTTCCGCAGAAATATCGAATATAGGCCAAAGTGTCCTTGGGATGTTCTACGGGTTCGCATAATGCTTTAATGACTTCAAGGGCATCGTCCAATTGTTCCTTACTTTTTTGAAGCCTGTCATTTAGCAGGCCGGTTACATCTTCCTTTTCATATTCATCAAATGCTTCTGAAGTATAATCCTTTATGGAATTTTCCAGACTCCTGAAAAGATCTTTGTAATCAATAATATAGCCATACCCTTTATCATCGCCGTCTAAGCGGTTTACACGGCAAATGGCTTGAAACAGGCCGTGGTCACGCATGCTCTTGTCTATGTAAAGATATGTGGCTGGAGGAGCATCAAAGCCGGTAAGCAATTTATCAACCACAATAAGCAGCTTCATTTGTGCCGGTTCTTCAACAAATTTCTTTTTTACTTCTTCTTCAAATAATTCAACGTCCTTCCCGTTTAGCATTTTCTGATATATTTCGTATTCCTTCAGTCTTTCCGTTGGAGCATCTTCGCCGGTGCTTTCACCCTTTATATCGCTGGTGCCCGGCACAAATGAAGTAACAACAGCGCACTTTGCCAAACCTGCCTTTTGAAACAATTCATAATATTTACACGCCTGATAAATGCTGCCGGATATTAACATGGCGTTGCCTCTGCCGTTTTGTAAACGGTCTTTGGTTTCCATGTCGAGCATAATATCAGCAACTATTTTTTCCAATCTCGATTGCGAGCTAAGGACACGCTTCATAGTGCCCCATCTTTTTTTAAGCTCAGTTTTGGCGGTATCAGTCAATCCTTTTGTTTTTGCCTCAAACCACTGGTCTATTTTGTCCTGCGAAGTGATATTCTGGTCAACGCTTCTGGCTTCGTATTGCAAATCAAGCACGACTTCATCCGTAACTGCTTCATCGAATTTATAGGTATGAATATATGGGCCAAATACCTCAATACTTCTGAGCTTGTCTGTTTTAAGCAAAGGTGTGCCGGTAAACCCGATAAACAAGGCATTGGGCAAAATATCTTTCATTGCTTTGTGCAGTTCGCCTGACTGAGTGCGATGGCATTCATCAACGAATACGTAGAGGTCGCCTTTTGCCCTGAAGTCCCTTGGCAAACTGCGCCTTATGTCTTCAATATACCCATCATAATCCGCTTCTTCTCTGTTACCGAATTTATGGATAAGTGAACAGAGCAACCACGGTTTCGTAGAATGCAGCTTCTCTATTAAATCATTACAGCTTTTGGTGCGGTAAATATCTTCGCTTACACCTTTGAATATCTTTTCTATTTGCTTGTCCAGCTCATCACGGTCGGTAATGATAAGGACCCGTGCATCTGACATACTCTCACGAATCCATTTGGTGAGCCAAACCATAATCAGGCTCTTGCCGCTGCCCTGAGTATGCCAGATGATACCGCCTTCCCGCTTGCGAACTCGCTGCTGCGCAGCTTTTACGCCAAAATATTGATTATGTCGGCATAGCTTTTTGATGCCACGGTCAAAAACGATAAAATCATGAATAAGCTCAATGAACCGTTCTTTGTCGCATAATTTGAGCAGGTGCTTATCCATCGGGCTTTCTACATCGGTATCTTCTTTCCAGGTGAGATAATACTTTTCAGGAGTTTCGATAGTGCCGTAACGCAAACCTTCGGTGTCATTACCGGCCATAACGAACTGGATGGTTGTAAAAAACTGTTTTATGAAAATCTCTTTCTGATTATCGAGGTTTTGACGTATGCCTTCTGAAACAGATATGGTGCTTCGTTTTAATTCCAGAACCCCCAGCGCAATACCGTTTACATACAGGACTATATCAGGGCGTTTATCATGTTGACCTCTAACGGTGACCTCTTCGGCTATGGCGAAATCATTTTTTAGGGGCTCTTTCCAGTCGATTAGCCATACGGTTTGCTTGTTATCCCCAACATCTTCTTTGACTTGGACACCATAGCGCAACAAGCTATAGACTTCCTTATTGATGTCATATAAGCTTTTATTTTGGTCGCCTGCGGCTTTGTTTAACTCATACAGGGCTTTATTGATGAGCGTGTCACTATACCTTTGTTTGTCTTTAAGGAAACTGCGCAGGTATTCTTCTTCAATATTGCTGTTGTTTTCGCGGTCGTGCCAGTCGCCCAGATAGGCATATTTCAATTGGTCTTGGAATAGTTTGACCACACGGTTTTGTGTTTCCTTTTCTCTTTGGCCTACCTTGTTCATATCAATCTCTTCTTACCTGTGAGTAATTCCTGCATCATACCTTCTTTTATCATTTTGTATTTTTCCAGTTTTGTCTCCAAGGCTGTTATTTCGGCGTCCATATCGCTGAGAACTTCTGCGATTGCAGTTTGTTCAGACTTGTCTTTCGGGATGTAAGCCTTATATTCTAAAATGTCGCCTTTGCCAATATTTCCCTGTGCCCCACCCTGAGCATTGACAATCATTTTATTTAAAAATTTCCTATCATTTAAAAGATAGAAAAAGAAGTCTATATCTATATCAATGGGAATCAATTTTCCTACTCGCTGATTGAGAAGTGTATTATTGGCATTCACTCTACATATTCTTCCAACATTACCGGTCATTGAAATGAGCAGGTCACCATAGTAGAGAATTTGATGTGCCTGAATATCCTTTGGTAACTCTGAAATCCTACTACATTCTAAAATATCCATGCGACCATCTTGGACATTGGCTATTGTTATGATTAAATATTCTCCATTGTCATTGTAAGTGTTGCTTTTGAACGCGTAGCCATTCTCTAATTCACAAACCTCCCCCAACTTCTTCGCCTCCCACTTGCCGCTAAATCCCGGCAGGCGTTTTTTGCCGGTGAGAAACTGCTGCATTGCCCCTTGTTTGATATTTCGCTTTTTGGCAATGAGTTTTTCTAAAGCAGTAATCAATTCATCAGCATCGCTTAGAACTTGGGCAATGGCGGTTTGTTCGGCTTTGGTGGGCGGGAGGGCAAGGTGAATTTTATGAACCGTTAGTAAACTCATCCCAGCCTTAGCCCCGGAGTCCGTTAAAGCGCGGAATAGCTTTTGCGGCTTTGCAGAAGCCAAAAAGTAACTGACAAACTTTGAATCAGTATTTGATGAATCAAATCGCACTAATGCGATATGCTGGTTAATATAGGCTGGTTTCGGAACGTCCTCGGAAACGTAGCCTATGATGCCAATATCGGCCGTAATCGAAATTAAGACATCATTATCTTGAAGCTGCGTTCTAATACTCTCACTTGTATCCTGTGGAAGGTTCACCAATCGCAAATCTTCTAGGTCCAGGTAGATTGATTCTCTGGACAGATTAGTGATGCGGATGAACGGTGCACCTCGCTCTGAATAGTATGCAGCCCAACCACGAGACCCGCTGGTGACGAAAGGCTCGAAATCGCCAATTCGCTTCACCACCCAATCCTCCGGAATCACCCCTACCTCGGTCTGTTTATAGCCGGGTTTCACTTCCATGAGAAACCCATCCTTTCCAAGTGGCGGTTCACTTTCGCATCCAACTCGGCCGTGCGGCTGAGCATCCGGGGCAGCGGTGTTTCATATCGCTGGGCTAATTCTTTTATTCGTTGTGTAAGGCGTTGGGAAATACGATTCATTTCAGTTTTGATATCCCGTTCAACAGCAGCCATCCATTTATCATCCACCACAAGTGTTTTTATCTCATTTTCTGTAAGCACTTTGTATCTTGCTATAACCTTTTTCTCCAAGTCAGATTGTGCTTCTTTAATCTTCTTTTTGGCTTCTGCTTCCCGCTCTATCAGCTTCTGATAATCCTGTAACACCTTCAGTTCATCATCGTAAGCATTATCGGCTTTTATTTCTTTGATTCGTCTTTGCACTTCGCCTTTGGCAATCTTGCCTTTATCATCTATGACCTCTGCAAGCAATCCTTCTTCGCCGCTGTGTTCTTCCACCATTTCTTCCTGTTGACGGACAATATCATCCCGCTGCGATTCGAGCTGCTCGATGCCTTTCCGTTCTGCGGCAAAGTAGCGATTTATGACAAGTTCAATAGGAATCAGCTTTCCTTCCAAACCCTCTAATCCCTCAATTTCCTTTTTCTTTTTGTCTTTGTATTCCCTTATTTTTCTTATGACAATATTCCCGGCCTTCCAGCCATCGACAGCCAATATATACATATCATCCTGCATTATCTCGTTCCAGTAAGTCATCAGATGTTGATACACATCGTATTTATCAATCAATTGTTCATCAGCGAAGCTTTTTAGTATGTCTTCGGAAATGGTTACAATAATTTGCTTGGGTTTAGCGCCCACGTGAACAGCTTTAAGCAATTTCGTGTTTTTCTTTTCCCATCCGGCAAAAACAGCATCCATTTTCTGAGAGAAGCTTACAAATTCGGGATGGGTAAAAATGGTTTGCTTAATTTCGTCCTGAGCTATCTTGAGCTTGCTGTAGCCCTTGCGTGAACCTGCAATAAACAGTTTACTCTTTAGTGATGGGTACACCTTCCAGTAATTCTCCAAGTTGTCAATGTCCCTATTGGGAATATCACCGAGCAAATGCGCCTCAATATCCTGAAGGTCTTCGGGTTCCTGGCTGTCAATATAACGTGGAATATTGAGGTTATATTCGTTTCGCTCAATTTCTTCCACTGGCACCATTCTTGAGTATTTTGGAATCTCAAGCTGCTTTGTAAATACATCCACGATTTTGTGAATGTCCTGCTCGCGCAGGCGGTTTTTGTTGCCGTCCTTTACAAATCCTTTACTTGCATCTATCATAAAAATGCCTTTACGGCCTTCGGCATTTTCCTTATCAATTACAACGATGCAGGCGGGAATACCGGTGCCGTAAAAGAGGTTGGCAGGCAGACCGATGATGCCCTTTATATATCCTCTGCGGATAATGTTTTTGCGTATTTCGGCTTCGGCATTGCCCCTGAAAAGCACGCCGTGCGGCAGAATAATCGCGCCCTTGCCCTTGCTTTTGAGCGAACGAACAAGATGGAGCAGGAAAGCATAATCACCGTTTTTTGCCGGTGGTATGCCATACCCTGTAAAACGTTCATAAACATCATTTGCAGGGTCAAAACCATTACGCCATGCCTTGTTGGAAAATGGAGGATTGGCTACGGCAAAATCAAAGGTTTTCAAGTGTCCGGTTCTTTCATCGGTAAACTGTGGAGAAGCCAATGTGTTACCTTGCTTAATTACAGAGGTAGGATTATCGTGCAGCCACATATTCATTACGGCTAAGGCGCGTGTGGGATTGTCCATTTCCTGCCCATAGATAGAAATCTTAACAGACACTTCATCGGCGGTTTTCAGCAACAGCGAACCTGAACCACATGTCGGGTCGTAAACGGTGGTGTCGGCTCTTTGGACCTTAGCGGTCCCGATTACTTTGGCCATGATGCGTGATACTTCAGCAGGAGTATAAAATTGCCCTTTGCTCTTGCCTGATTCGGTTGCAAAATGCCGCATAAGATATTCGTAGGCATCGCCAAGAATATCATCACCTTCGGCCCTGTTTCCGCTGAAATTTAGGTTTTCGTCTTCAAATATGACTATCAGGTTGGAAAGCCTGTCCACCATTTCCTTGCCCTTGCCTAATTTGTCCGAGTCGTTGAAATCTGCCACATCAATAACTCCTTTTAGGTCATTGGCTTCGGCCAGCTTTCCGATGATTTTATTGATTCCCTCTCCTATGTCAGCTTTGCCTTTTAATGCGGACATATCCTTGAAACTGCCGCCATTTGGAACTTCGATCGGTGCATTTTTAATTGCGTAGTATTTATCCGACACATATTTCATGAACAGCAACACCAATACGTAATCTTTGTATTGGGAAGCATCCATTCCTCCCCTTAATTCATCACAGCTTGCCCATATGGAGCTGTAAAGTTCGCTTTTCTTAATTGCCATCGATTTTTAGCCTTTATACGTATCTTTTTCAGTGATAGAAATTGTTTCATTTCCCATCATAATGCGGATTTGTGGAACCTGCTGCCATGATCCTTCAAGCTGTAACAGGGAACGAACTTCGAATACGCCGGTGGCAATATCCATTTTTTGGAGGTTTGGCGCAAGCTTCTGAAGGGCTTGAAGCACCGTGTTATCGCCGCGATTGTCTATTATTACCGGTATCTTGTCCGCCATGTCTGCCTTTCCGCAAAAGTATAACAAGAGACAATTCCGGCCAAATCATACCATCGCAGGCCAAGAATGCAAGCCAATTTTGGACGCCAAGAAGTGAAAACTTGAGCCTCTTTATGCCCAAAAGCCCCCCAAAAGCCCCGATTCCTGCCCAAAACGCCGCTTCATTACTCTGGTTTGGTCTGTTTTTTCCTTGCTTTTCAGCGGGGATAGTATATAATCCTCATAGTTTTTAGCGGATTGGGTTGAGGTGAGCCGTTCAACCACACCCCAATTCCGGGAGCTTTTGATGTAATATCGCCGCGTTCCGACTAATTCAGTAAGGAGCGAAAATATGAAAAGACGCCCCCATTTAATTCCTGCTCTGATTGCAGCTCTCATGTTAGTTGGTGCTTTGGAACGCTGGCCTTACGGTTACTATCAACTGCTCAGATTGGTAGTGTGTGGCGTCGGCGTGTTTGTAGCCTACATGGCATACAACTGGAAGAAACTGTGGGTAACTTGGGTGTTTGGCTTTGTGGCTTTATTGTTCAATCCACTGGTTCCGATTCATCTTTCGCGTGAGATATGGCAGCCGATAGATTTAATCTGCGCCATATCGTTTACTGTTGTTGCATTCGTTTTGAAAGAGCCGATGAAAGAAAGAAAGGAAGGACAATAGCTTGCGCCAGCCACACTTAGGTCGATGGTTGCGTTGGCAATTCTCGCTACTTCTATGTGTCTTTGTGTGTGCGCCAGCCGTGTTGCCTCTGGTAGTGTTGGCTCCACATTTGAGCGAAAAAAGGCAAGGATTGAAGTAAACAAGTGACCATATTTAAGGATGGCGGACAATGAATCCTGGTAATTTGGAACATATGCCTAACGGCAAGGTCAAGGTTAGCTTGGATGTTGGCCTTTACTCCCGTGATGCGATTCTCAGTACGGCGTACCGCTTCACACACAAGTGTTTTATCAACTTGCTGTCGTATGGAGTTGAAATAGCACACGTCGAATTCTCAAATAAGAATGACGACAAGTCCGACCTCACTGTTCTGGTTAACGAATTTTTGAACGAACTTATAGACCAACAACTCAGATTTCGCATCAACAGTGAAACAAAAGACATCCAGCGTGCAATTGTGAAGGAGGCATTTGCTCCACTTGAGAATATCCCTGGGTCCGATTAATAACACGTTACGTTCAAAGCAGTATGCCGAACCAAGAGAACTATAAACTGTTGCCCTTCAAGTTTCTCCGCCTCAAGAATAAAACAATAGTTACGAACATGGGCGGAGATTTTCTGCTTCTTCCCGATGACGTTTTCAGACGATTCGTAAACTATGAAATACAACAGTCTGAACGTGTATATTTAGACCTAAAAGCCAAACACTTTATCTACGACGAGTCTCCACATTTGCCCATCCAGTTGCTTGCCACGCAGTATCGCACGAAGAAGAGTTTCTTACGGAACTTCACATCGTTGCACATGATAGTGGTAACTTTGCGGTGTAATCAGAAGTGCCGATATTGCCAAGTATCCAGCGAGCACGCAGATGCAGAGCAGTTTGACATGACAAGTCAGACAGCAAAGAAATGTGTTGACTTGATATTCAAAACTCCCTCCCCATACGTAAAGATTGAATTTCAGGGCGGGGAGCCTCTTTTGAATTTTGAGGTCATAAAGTATATCGTTGAATATGCTGAGAGTGTAAATCGCCAATACAATAAAGACTTGGAGTTTGTTATCTGTACGAATTTGGTTTTGATTACAGACGACCAGTTAGTTTATTGCAAGGACCACGGAATTAACATTTCAACATCAATTGACGGTCCGCCCGATGTACACAACGGCAATCGACTCACCGAAGACGGCAGAGGTAGTTATGACAAGGTGCTAAAGGGCCTTGAAAAAGCTCGTAGAATACTGGACTTTAATAAAGTCGCTGCGCTTATGGCTACCACAAAAGCAAGCTTGGGTCGTTTCCCTGAGATTGTTGACCATTACATTCTCCTTGGTTTTCACCGTATATTCTTCAGGTCGCTTAATCCATATGGCAGGGCAAGAAAGCATCAGAAAATTCTTGGCTACAGCACGGACGATTTCTTGCAATCGTGCTGTGAAGGGTTGGAACACATAATCAAGCTCAACTTGGCAGGAACGCACTTTGTGGAAGAATACTCATGCTTACTATTAACACGGATGCTCACACCATTTACCACTGGCTATGTTGACCTGCAATCACCGACGGGGGCCGGTATCGGTGGCGTAATATATGATTATGATGGTCGAATTTATGTAGCCGATGAAGGTCGTATGTTAGCCAAGGAGGGTGATACGAAATTCTTGATGGGGCATGTTGACGGTCAGTTTGAGGCTATTTTTGGTGGTGCTACCGTACGAAGAACAATAGAGGTATCCTGCGTCGAGTGCTTGCCGCAGTGTATAGATTGCGCTTTCCAAATGTGGTGCGGAGCTGACCCGGTACGCAACTATGCCATTCAAGGTGACCTGGTTGGCCATCGACCGACTAACGAATTTTGTAGGAAAAACATGGGGATAGTAAAATATTGGCTGGAGAAGCTTGACAATGCTGACGACGCCCTTTGGGACGTTATTTGGTCTTGGGTCACGGCCGTGCCTATCAGTACTATTTGCTCGTTTGGAATGAAACATAGTATATGCGAAGCATAAAATGCCATACCATACGGTTGCCAGGCTCTATACTGGCTAAAGCAACCCGCATTCCGCAGAAGAAAAGACTTCGTGCCGATTACATATTACTAACGGACACAGGGGCAATTAGAGATTACAAGGGATATGCAGCTATTGTTGTCGAGGATGCCAAGGTAGACATTTGCAAGAGCCAACTAAAGAACGTACCTTTGATTGTGGTGACCGATGGCCTGTCCGACGTACATGAAAATGATATAGCGCAGGTAGATTCGGAGGGCAAAGTCCTTTCTATTCTATACGAAACTGAGTCGCCACACAATTCTTTGTTCTTAACAGAGCGCTGTAATTCCATGTGTATTATGTGTCCTCAGAGACCGAAGCCGGGCGCTAAGGATAGAATCGAGACCAACAGGCACTTAATTCGACTGATTGCCCAAAGCCCTGTCCAAGCCCCTGAGTACCTAACCCTAACGGGCGGCGAACCAACACTATTGGGCGATAGATTGATTGACTTGATAAAAGAATGTCTCCAGAAGCTTCCGCAAACAAAGCTTGTGCTTCTTACAAATGGCCGCAGGTTTAAAGATATTAGTTATGTCGACAAATTAGCCATGGTTGCCCAGGGGCGCTTAAGGATAGACATTCCCCTATATTACGATGTGGATACAGAACACGACAGGACCATGGGAGTGAAGGGAGCTTTTGTTGAAACGATTCAAGGGCTGCATAATCTGGCCCTATACGAATTGCCAATTGGAATTAGAATTGTTATTTTAGCATCGAATTACACCAGACTTCCAGAAATTGCTGATTATATCTATCGTAACCTGACCTTTGTTTCCCACGTGGCACTGATGGGTTTAGAAGTGCGTGATTTGGCCGAAGACAATCTTGAGCGCGTATGGGTTGACCCATATGATTATCAGAGTCACCTTTTGAAGGCTTGTAAGTACCTGTTTCGGCGAGCCATACCGGTTTCAATTTACAATCACCAATTGTGTGTTATCCCCAAAGACCTGTGGCCGCTTTCGAGAAAATCTATATCTGCTTGGAAAAATATCTATATCCCCATCTGTAAGGATTGCCAAGAAAGGCAAAGGTGCGGGGGGTTTTTTGCTTCGGCGACTCTAAACCACTCGGCGCATATATCTCCAATCAGTGTTTCACAGAACTTCGTCTGAAGAATAGCCTCAAAGCAGTAGAACTGTTTTTTTTGATTGAGAAAATATCGGCATAGTACAGTTTTTTTGCATCCCTAAGGCATTGTAAAAGCGTAGCTTAAGGTCTTGTGGCATCTCCCGACCAGAGAAATCCCGAAAAATTTGCTTGACAAAAAGGACCAAGAGCTGGTAAATTGCTAAAAAGTGGCTTGTTTGAACCGGCTTTCTGGTGAGAGGTCATATTATGAGGAAGCTAAGGTTTTCGTTCAGCAAATTTTTGCGGAAGCTGTTCTTTCGTAAGTTGTTCTACCTGGTAAGCTCTGCGGTGGTGAGCTTAACATTGCTGGGCAGTTCGGTGAAAGCTGCACCGGGTGGTAGTGCAGGAAGTGCTCAGAGTGAGTTGAAGCGACCGTCAAAGCGGTTAATTCTTAAGCAAGCCGCATCTTATCTTGGCAATCAGGAACTGGACCATTGTTGGCATTCATCGCACGTATCCCATGCATCCCATGCGTCCCACGCGTCCCACGCGTCGCATGCGTCCCACGCGTCCGGATTCTAAGATAAGTCCGGCTCCGAGGCTAAAGGGTCAGAACGGCTATCTGTTCACACGGTCTGGAAATCATCAGGAAGCTATATAAGGTGGTAGTACAATCGCTATTAAAGAAAGCGAGGTCGCTCCACGTGCTGTGGGTTTCCAATTCTAAGTAACGAAATAAAACAGAAGCCTTAGAGGGTACTCACCCTGTTCTCGTCGTAGAATTCTATTGATTTCCCCTATTGGTAGTACCCTCAATTACCACTACCTGCTTCGAGTCAGTCCGGTCGATGGCAACCATGACATAGTCTCGACACTCCCCGACTGCCAGTCAACTCCGCCTAAGGTCGTGCCCACCGGTTTTGCCTCGATTACTCCCGCTGCTTTGCGGTCTGTGGCTCTGGGCCTGTGGAGATTTTAGCCCCCCTGCCCCCTTATTGCGGGCTATGTGCTATCCTGACACCCCTAAAAAGGCTCAAATAGGTCACATGCGCCTACCTCAGCCTGCAAAATCAGCGAATTTTGCGTGAGCGGATATATGGAACCATCGCAAGCCACCCCCCCTGCTTCGGGAACGTGGGGGGGCCTTGTCAAAAAAACCCTTGAAAAAAAAGACGCTGCTGGGCCTGCGGTACACGCTTGGCGCACCCCAGAGATTTAATAGGCCCCCCACCGTTTGCCCCAGCACGCCCAAAAACGGCCAGCAAGGGGCGGTTTACGCAAAAAGTCCGCCCGGACCGTCTTGGACTACCCTTTTTTTTCAAAACCGGCCTCTAACAAGGGCTTTATTGCGGGCTGCGTGCATCGACAATCTCAAAATGGGGCCAGCTTGATATGTGGGGCCCCCTGTTTTTCCGAACTCAGGGGGGGCCTTCCCCCCTCCCCCCCCGCCCTTAGCGGTTATTGTGAATACTATGGCAAAAGGCTTCACAATACTAAGCCATTGCCAGCGCTTTCGGCGCTCTCCAACAACGCCAACTGCCCTTGTAACCACTTTTTACGCTCCTCTGGCTCTTGAGGTGGCTCAAAAGGCCTGACAACGTGCTCCTTACGCTCGGTGAAGATGTTTTTGTATTTGCCGAGAAGCTCAAGCGCCCGCAGCCTGTCCGAATTGTTGACCCGTGCATCGTCAGAGGCAAAAGCAATAGCCTTGAGGCCAGAGATAATCTCTTTGACCTCTACCTTGTTCTCAACGGTAATATCGGCACTCAGTCTGTCAATTTCCGCCCGAACCTCAACATTTTTCAACAGTCTTTGCCCTTGCGAGTACGCAGTCTTCGGGCTGTAGCCTGTTCTCTTTGCTGCCTTTGTTGCGTTCCAGTCTTTGATGTACTCTCGGCAAAACGCTTTCTGTTTGTTGTTCAGTCTTGTCATACGTGCTCCTAATCTGCTGTTTTGTGTTGGTTCTGTTCTACCGTCGAAATGTGAGCCTGCACCAAGGTTCTAATTGCCGCTTTGATATGCTCCGTTAGCTCCGAGCAAGCCTCGGTCATCGTTTCTGCCCTTCAAGCCTCTGTTCTATGGCCTCTATCCGTTCCAGTAATTCCCTGAGTTCTTTGTGCTTTAGAAAGTGCTCTATGATGTCTTTCGCCGTCAGCCGCTTCAGGCGGTCGTCTTTGTGGTCCAGCAACCCCACGAGTGTCTCAACTGCCTTCGTCAAACTCTGCGATAATACCCCGAAAGCCTCAGAGGTAACCTCGTCCCGCTGCCGGTCAAGCTCAGCCTTAAACTCCGGCATTTTCAGCCACTCGTAAAGCGTTGTCCTGTTGAGGTCGGCTTTCTTGCAGGCTTCGGTATACGTCGCGCTTGTAACTATCAGCGGAATAGCCTTAAGTTGCCTTTCGGTCAGTTTCTGTTCTTGGCCGTTTTGTTGTTTTTCGTTGGATTCTGTCATTTTTTCTTTGCCTTCGCTTTGTTCTGTTCTACAAGCTTTTGGATGGATTCGGGAACTATCTGCTCGCACACGTAAAGTTCGTAGTCAAGCTTTTCGTAGAACTCCTTTACCTCAGGGTCATTTCGGTCTTGCTTCAGTTGGGGGAGAAGGGCTTCTCCGTGCCTTATCTGGCGTTCCGTTGCTGCTATATCTTCCTCAGTAAAATCCTCAGGATGGGCCTTTTGGTAGTCCCACAATACGACATAGAAAGCGTAATTGCCTATTGGGTTCTTGTTCCAAAGAGTATGCTCTGCTACCGGAAGGACCTCAAAGACCTTCTTTTCGAGAGTATCCAGGCATCTCTTAATGCTGCTCACACTTGTCCCTCCGTACCGTTGCTATGTATCGAACCAAATCTTTCCTTTCGTGCTGCAACCTCATTCGAAGCCATAAGGATGCTTACCGTGTGGCCAGGGCCTTTTGGTTGCGTAAGGGTTAGCCACTCCTCCACCGGCGGCAACGCTTCTTGCTCTGGGTCTCCTTCGCGGAACAGGATTATCCTCGTTATAGTTCCTTGGCTTGGACCCATGCCCAGTTTCCGTTCAATTTTCTTGACCCGGCTTGTCAGGTAACTCATGGTCTTTACCGAATCCCGGCTTTGGGTTCACTCCTTACATCTTTGTAATGGAAATGCTTGCAGACAAAGACGCCTTGGCCGTCGTCTGGAGGTAGCTCGTCGTCGCCAAAATAGGCTATATGTACGGTCACGGGTTCGTGGCGTACCCTGAGCTTGCCCTCTATTCTCGCGACTCGCCTTTCTATGCTCTTCATAACGTTTATCCTCCCTTCTGCGTTGCCTTGAACGCTTCTGCCAGTGCTTTTATTGACTGCCTGATAATGCTCTGGCAGCTCTCACGTCACTCTTACGTCATTCTTGCTTTGGTTTGGCCTATGTTGAGACTTTGTCACCAGTGTGTTGTCATTTTGTAACCCCTCTTTAAGCAAAAATAACGCGGGTAAGAACCGTTCAGACAAACACTTATGACCGCTGCGGCAGTGTTTGAGGCGAACGGCGCTATTGGATTCTTTCAGGATATGGCAGTGCTCGGAAGTGTTTACGGTTTTGTCGACTGTTTTGTCAGGCCTGGCAATGAGATCTTAGAACGATGCATTTCCTCTTCCTCCCAAAGTCTTTCACTTGAAGACGTGCTGCAATTGGCGCAGACGGTCGGCCTTGAACTGATTGAAGCACCGAGGGCACTGCCTGTTCTGGAGGAGGACGACTACAAGAAAATCAAGTACTACGTGCAGCACTTTTACCAGAAGAAGAATGAGCTGGGCAGGAAAAGCTCGTTCTTATCAAGACTACTGTCGGGGTTTTCCCAGAGCGGGAGCCCACAGAACAGACAAAACAGCGATAGTCGGCGGGTGGTTGCGGTGACGGAGATTACCTCGGAGAGGGCGTGGCAGAGGTATGAGAACAAGGAACTGGCGGCCGAAGGTGAGGCGGCGTGGGGGTTTTTGCCTGTGGTACACATACAGAACATTGCTCAGCCGTGTTACTACGAGGGGATGAGCGATGTCGAGCCGCTGATACCGCTGCAGGACGAGCTGAATACCCGGCTGAGTGACAGAGCCAACAGGATAACTTTTCAGTCGTTCAAGATGTATCTGGGCAAGGGGATAGAGGGCTTTGAGGACAGGCCGGTCTCGCCGGGCAGGATGTGGTGCACGGACAATCCGGAGGCGACTATCGAGGAGTTTGGCGGGGATGCCGCGGTACCGAGCGAGGATATGCACATCGCGGAGATAAGAGAGGCGATGGACAAGACAAGTGGAGTGACGCCGCTTGTGGCGGGGGTTTTGAAGAGCAAGCTCGGCAACCTGACAAGCGCGGTGGCGCTGAGACTGACGCTGATGGGGATGCTGTCGAAGACGGAGCGCAAGAAGTTCACATACGGGGAAGGGCTGAAGAAAATCTGCGGGATGGTGCTGGATATTCTTGATAAGGCGAATATTTACAGAACGAGGGAGGCGGACCGTGAGGTGGATGTTATTTTCCCCAGTCCGCTGCCTGAGAACATGACGGAAAAGTTGAAAGAGGCTCAGATTAAGAAGGAGCTGGGCGTGTCAACTGAGCAAGTGCTCAGAGAATTGGGTTATGAGACCGCGGGAGACAGGTACGATTCCGGTCAGGAGGTTGTATGAGTCCGATTGAGATGCAGGAAGATATTTTGTCAGAGACAGAAGCGGGACACAGTGACGGTGAAAATCTGAAGCTTGTTCCGGTTGCCGAATCAATCCGCTATCGAAAGCGGGCACAGAGCGCTGAGAAGAAAGCCGAGTCGCTGGCTGAGCAATTGGCTGAGGCGAAGGCGAAGGTTTCCGAGATGGCAGAGCAATTGAGCAGTGTAGAAGCGGAACAGGAACTGACAAGGAAGCTGGCAGCGGCGGGGACTGTTGATGTGGAAGCGGCGGTCTTGATTGCGAAGGCCAGAATGAAAGGTCGGACGGAGGCGGATTTGGACGGCGTGATTGAGCAGTTGAGGAAAGAGAAGCAATATCTGTTCGCCAGTCAGCAAGCGGCCTCTAATGCGAAGAAGACTGCAGGTGTCAGGGACAGAATGCAAAACAGCCAGACAATCCTGGAGAGAGCGGCGAAGAAAGCGGCGATGACGGGCAGTCGAACAGATTTGCAGGAGTATCTTAAGCTGCGAAGAAACTTTTTTTGATGGTGAAAAACTGAAAGAAATGGCGACTAAATAAAGGAGAGCAATACATGGCATTTACGGGAAAAGCAACTTATTCAGCGGGTACGACTCTGCCGGAAGTGGCGGAAGACGTATCGGATTTGATAGGGATAATCTCACCATACGAAACGCCGCTGCTGGATGCGCTGGGGGACCCGATGAGAGAGGCGACCAGTACGCACCACGAGTGGCTGGAAGACGAACTTCTGCCGAACAAGGATGCTATCAACGACAGTACGTATACGGACCCGAGCGCCGATACGGACTTTGTGGTCGATAACGGCAGCAGATTTCGGATTGGCGACCAGATTCAGGTCGAGGGGTCGGAGGAATTGATGCTGGTTACAGGCATCAATAGTAATACTCTGACAGTGGTTCGCGGCTATGCGGGCACTACGCCGGAGAATCTTGCCGATAACAAGGTGATAAACATTCTTGGAAACGCGGCGCTTGAGGGCGCCGACAAACCCAGTGCGAGGTTTACGAATCGCACTCGGTGCGGCAACTACACGCAGATATTCACGGCCGCGGTGGAAGTGAGCGGGACTGATATGGCAGCCAGCCAACTGGGGCTTGCCGACGAGTTGGACTACCAGAAGCAGGAGCGGCTGCGAGAGCTGATTCGCGATTTGGAAAATACCGTGCTAAACGGCGGTAAGCCCACGAGCACTCCGGAAGGCAGCGGCACGGTGAGAAGGTCTATGAAAGGTATTGTCCAACACCTTTCAATGAACGTTTTCCACACGGGGGATACTGGGTTCCCGACGGGTACCGACCTTGACGAGGCCAAGGTTAATTATGTTCTCAGGCAGATTTGGGAGAACAGTAACGGCAACGTGGATTTGGTTATTGTCGGGGGGTTCCAGAAGCGAAAGATAAACAGCTTTTGCTCTGAGAGCCGGAGTTACGGAGCGACGGATACCACTTTCACCGACATGATTAGCATTTATGAAAGTGATTTTGGTATTTGCAGGATTGTTACTACGCGGTGGATGCCGCAGGACGCGGCATTGTTTTTGGATTCTTCACGTGTCAGCGTGCTGCCTCTGGCGGGGCGAAGCTTTCATTTTAAGCCGTTGGCCAGCGGCGGTGACTACGAATGCGGCGAGCTGATTGGTGAATATACGCTGGAACTCAAGAACGAGGCTGCCCACGGGCTTATCCGCGACCTTAGTACCAGCTAAGCAAGGGTAATGTTCAGGAAGCGAGATAATTCGTCGGTGCGGGGTTGCCCAAAGGGACGGCGCCCTTTGGGCACCCGAGCCCGCCGGTAAGGCGAGAAGGGGACGGAATAAAATGGTTATGTTTTCAGGCGATGCGGACATTCTGAAATACGAGCCAGCACTGTTCGGAGAGTTGCACCTGGCAGCACAGGTATTGGCGGTCGGAAGCGGCGGGATACTCAGCGGGACGACATTTACTGCAAGCGGGGCGGATTTCGTGAGCTCGCAGGTTTCGGCCGGTGGAGTTGTATATCTGCGGTCCGCGGATGGGGCGTTGGATGGCGCCTACGAAATAGTCTCGGTGGATTCTGCAACGGAGCTAACCGTTTCGGTAATCAGGTCGGACCCGGGTGATGAGGCGGTTCCGCCGCCTGCGGCGGAGGATATATCCTATCGGGTCAGCACGTTGGGGCCACAGGCGAGCGAAGTGGGTTTTCAGTTAACCGAGTATTTCGGCATTGCTCCGGGCAATCCGGCAAGTGACATGGATGTGGAGGACGTTTTGGATACGGGGGTTTTGAGGAGGGCCTCGGTTTTTGCGGTGATTTCGAGTGCTTACGCGACATTGGCGAGCAAGGCCGAGGACGAGAATTTCTGGAAGAAGAGCCTGCATTATCAGAGGCTTTTCGAAAAGGCGAGGGAGCGTTGTCGGCTCAGTATCGACCTGGGCAGCGATGGTGTAGCTGATGTCACCAAATCCGGCGCTTGCGCGAGGTTGGTGAGAGATTAGTTCGCGAAGGGAAAGAGGGATGAGCGTCACTTTAGACGGACAAAGGTTGTTTGAAGGCGACGAGTCAGAGATTGAGCCGGGCAGTTTCAGTCGGGATTCGGTGGAGAGAGCAGCGCCTGGACTGGATGGCGTGCTCAGTATCGACCTGGGCGGACGGTCCAGGAAGATAAGGCAGAGCGGGGTGCTACGGGCGACAAGCCGGTCTCAAATGAATGAGCGAATCAGTGCTATATCGGCCTATATGGACGGCGACACGCATGTCCTGGTGAGCGGGACCGGGCAAGAGTATGATAACCTTCGGATGGATGCTTTGAGGGTGACGAAGGAAAGAACGAGCGGCGGGAGCATAGCTGTTGACTATGAAATTGTGTATACGCAGTTAGCGGTTTAGCGACATGGGACTTATTAGCAGCGGCATAGACAGGATAAGGGCGTTTGAATTGCCTGCCGGTATTTGGGGTGACGGCACTAATATCGGCGCGCCGAGGACAGCTTTGGTGAGGTGGCATTCGTGCTGGAACGATAAGTTCTATCAGGTTTACGTCAACGGTCAGTATACGGGAGTGACGGTTGACACGCACCAGAGAGAAATGATTGTTCAAATACCCACCTCCTTTGAGACGGCGGTACGGATTGAGGTTTTTGCCGTTGAAGCTGGTGAGGCCGATGATGATTTTAGCGGCGAGATTGAGTTATCCGGCGATAAGACGGGCAGGGTCAGAATAACATTTTTACGCGGGCAGGATTTGCCGATAGATGCAGCCGTGGAAATCTACTCTGACAACGGCACCGGCGAAATAGATTACGGCAATGCTCTGACCGGCCAGCCGATAAGGGTCTGGCCAGCCTGGCAGGATAAGGCGGGGTTTGGAACGAGCGGGTTTGGGGCGTGTGATTTTGGTTATGACTCGGCGGCGGCGGTGGGGTATGGAAAGGGCAGCTTCGGGAGGGGGCAGTTCGGCATCGATGCTGATACGTTCGAGTGGGTTAGCCAGCCTTTGGGAGCAGGTGTTTACAAATTCGCCGTCAAGGTTACCGACGGAAGGGGCAATGAGAGTATCAGCGAGACCGGTGCAATCACGGTGACACCGTCAGCAAGACCGGCTGAGCGGGTGAGCGTTTCTTCATTCGACAAACAGACAAATCAATTGGTGTTGAGTGTTTCGTAAGGCACTAACAGGGAGGGCTTATGGCTGAGGTATATCCATCTGATAATGAGTTGTTGAATATACAGTGTGACGGTGAGACCGGCGTCGAGTATATACCGACCGGCACGGCACCTTATTATCTGCAATTCAGGAAGCTGCTGTATAGGCTGCTTCTTGCTGCGAGGCGCGCGAATGACTTAAGAGTCTATGACGAGGGCGGACTTGATATCGGTGTTAAGAGCGGCAAGTTCTGGCTGGGTACGGAGCCGGTCAGCTATAGCGGCTCTTCGAGCAATACTCTGGCGGATGGCAAGGCAAATATTTATATATATCTGGATTCGGCGGGTAATCTTGTTATCAACGAGTACAACAGTTTTCCGGATATGGCGACGACGCCTCATATTCGGCTGGCGGTAGTAACCACATCGGCCGGGGACATCACGTCGATAACTGACTGGCGGACGGGTCATAACTATGTGATGCCGTACGGCGCCGGCGGAGTTAAGAGGACGGTCGAGGAGCACATCAGTAATGATACACTGACCGCGGCAGAGTCCGGCAGCGTTCATACGAATCTTGGCGCTACCGGGACGGTCACGCTTACAATTCCTGCGTCGGCTCCTGCGGGTACGGAATTTAGTTTTGCAGTGCAGGCCGCGCAGGAGCTTCGCATTGATCCGGGTGCGGCGGCAATCAGAGACGACAGCGGGCAAACGGCAGATAAGTACAAGTCGGCAAACACCATCGGTGCGTCTCTGACACTTGTGGCCGATTCAAACGGCGACTGGGCAACGGTAGCCAAGAACGGGACATGGACGGAAGAAGCGTAGTACCTCTTTCAGTATGCCATGATGTTATTTGAAGCGGCTGTTTCTGAAGGCGACTTTGCAGTGTTATTCGCAAAAAAAGGGTTCAACATGTTGCTCTTATTGTGGACGAAAGATCGGAGGTGAGCTGACGTGGCAAGCGGAGATACATTATTGATATTTACTCCATTAAACAATGAGCCTCCTGCATCGGCTTACGCGACGCTTGATATACGAAACCAGCATTCGGTGCTGGATTTTGATGCGGCAAGCAACGAGTCTGCGGTGTTCAGCGGAGTGATGCCGCGCAGTTACGGCGGGGGCGGGATTACAGTTTACCTTCATTATGCAATGTCCAGCGCGACTTCCGGCACGATTGACTGGGACGCGGCATTTGAACGTGTCGGGGACCAACAGCAGGATATTGATAATGATGGTTTTGCTTCGGCGAAGAGTGCGGATGATACCACAGTCCCTTCACAGTGCGGGCTTGTGGATGTAGTGGCGATAACGTTCTCAGATGGGACGGAGATGGACAACATCCAGACGGGGGAGGGGTTCAGACTGAAGATAACCCGGGACGCGGTAAATGACGATGCTGCAGGCGACGCCGAACTGTTGTTTATGGAGCTGAAGGAAACATAATGGCACGGTCTTTTGTTGCAGACTTATGTCAATTCCTTATGCGGGACCAGGCTGCAGCCTCCGGCTATCCCTTTACGATGGCATGCTGGTTTTGCAGCGTTAATGATGAAATATGGCAGACACTAATGTGTCTTGGCAACAGCGCTGCGGGTACGAATTATGCTCAATTGGAGATTCGCGGAGACCTGGGTGAGCCGTTAATTAAGTGCCTGCGATTAATAGTCCGGGACTCGGGCGGGTACGTGTACGCCGATACTACTACAGGTTATTCCGCGAACATCTGGCATCATGCTTGCGGTATTTGCGTCTCATCCACGGAAAGGCATGTTTTCCTTGATGGCGGTTCGAAAGGGTCGAACACACAATCCAAGAATTTCCCTTCGGGCATCAACAGGACCGGTATCGGCGCACGCGTCCCGGGTGCTTCTCCGAGTGCGTTCTTTGACGGGAGAATCGCTGAAGCAGCAATCTGGGAGGCGGCTTTAAGTGAGTCGGAGGTTGCTGTTCTGGCACGGAACTTCTGTCCGTTGTTTGTTCGCCCCCAGAGTCTGATAGCGTACTGGCGGCTGTTTAATCCGGATGCCGGTGTAAATCCGGAAATGATGGGCGGTTTGTACCTGAGCGATTACAATTCACCGGGAATGGGCGACCATCCGCGAATTATTTATCCCGGCTTTCCAACTACTTTGGTGAGGGCAGCGGGAGGGATAAGTCCGCTTTTGCTTCGGGCCATTGAAAAGTACTGAGGGACAGTAAAATGCAAGGTATATTTTTGAGAAAATACGGTGCAGAGACAAAGATAGATTTTGACCTCTACGAAACGGACGCAAGCGACCTCAAAACCGACGCTGTTTACGCTTCGGGAGACACGAAAATAATGAAGGATGAAGGGGCCGAAGCCGATACCGTCAACGGTTTTGCAGACGAGGGCCACGGATATTCCATAACGTTGACCGCAGCCGAGATGCAGGCAGCTCGAGTAAAGGTTTATGTGGTGGACCAGACCAGCCCAAAAGTGTGGCTTGATACAACGCTTGTCGTTGAGACGTACGGCAATGCAAACGCTCAACATTCTTTCGATGTTGAGAAGGCGGTCAAGGTGCTTGTAAACAAGGCCGTCCAGACCAAGAGTACGGGGGTAATCAAGTATTACGATGACGATGGACAGACGGTCATCCTGACTCATACTCCCGAAGATAGCGACTTGAGTATTGCGAGAACGCCAAGCTGATGGAGACACAGTTTCGAAAAGATGCTTTATTTATCGGCATGACGGCCAATGCCTTCAAGCTGGGGACGGTTTTGACGGGGGGATGGTTCTGGCCGCGCGTCGGGGGCTGTTCCATGCTTTATCGGGGCGAGAGCATGGAGACGATTGATTTTGCAAATGTGCTGGCTGTGGCGGATTCCGACTCGGGGGAGATCTCGCCGCCCACATACCTACAGCATGAGGCCGGCTCAGTGTGTTTCTACGTAGTCCGTCGGGTTAATTGTTGTGGGGACATGGAGCGGACCTTATCTGCGGCAGTGAAGGTTTCGATAGATGCTGAGGGCGACTTGGCTGAGCCGCAACCAAACGGAATTCTTGACGTGAAGGCTGAACAAGTTGATGGTGATAGAATACGGCTCGTCTGGTTCTATTGCCCTCTCGGTCAGGAATCACCGGCGGCATGGTTTAGGATTTACGGGGATGGCGGCACGGGACAGATCGATTACGAAAGCGCAGTTGCCAGCGTTAGCTATGCCGGCCGAAAATATTACAGTTATGAGAGTGAATCGCTTAACCTAGGCCAATATCTGTTTTGTATAAAGGCGGAAGATGCTGCAGGCACGGAGGGTTGTTCGTCGGCGTGGTTACGGCTTCAGTTAAATAGTGGGGGCCCCGGTGCAATCGACATTTTGAGCATCGAGACTGTGTGATATCTTAGAGATTTGTTTATGTCCAACCGAATTGATTTTTTTCAGTCTGCTGAAACACGACTTTCACTGCCGGCGGCGACGGTCTCAATTTCAGTGGATGGTGTGTTGTGTCCTTATCTTGAGCTAAAGGAAATCGTGCGTGCAGGTTGGCCGGAATTTGGTTGGGCCAGGCTGGCTTATAATGCTGCGGCGTACACCGGTCCCAGATTAATGCGGTCGGAAGAGATTGAGGCTGAGCTTGCGATTGGTAAGTCCGTTCGTATTGAGCAGATTTACAATGGTTGTGCGCCAGGCGGAGGGGCTATTACTTTTGCTGTTTTTGCCGGCCAAGTGGAAGGTATTGAAACAAAATTGGGACCTGACGGCGAGAGTGTAGAGATAGTAGCAAGGGATTTCAGCGCGACGCAGAATCGAGTCGCTGTTTATGGTCAGCGGGTGGGCAATTCTGACGGTTCGAGCTTGTTCCTGGCCGGTCTCGGTACTGTTTTTAACGCGGAAGGCAAAGGCAATGCCAAGATCGAGCCGGTGGAGAACAACGGCGGCGTCTATACAGTATTCTGCGCCGAGCCGTTGCAGGGAAAGCCCTGGAGCTATGCGGAAGCGATTCGTTACCTGCTCTGTGAATACTCGCCGAGCGGTCAGTTGCAGATGCCGAGCCTGGCGCAATTGTTTGCGATGACCGACTATCAAATGGCCCGTGAACTTGACGTGACGGGGCTGAACCTCGTGGATGCGCTGCACCAGTGCTGTGAGCGGGTTGGTTTGGAGTTGAAGTTTGTCCCTCGGCCCGTGCCGACCGGCCCTGCTCAGGCGATTACATTCTACCGGCCGGGCAGAGGCAGGGCGGTAGAGTTGAATTGCCAGCAAGCCGGTGAGCGTTTGAGTATTTCGAAGACCGATGTCGCTCGCCTGCGCAGCAGAAAGAGCTTCTGGCCCATAACAAATAAATATATCGGCCAAGGCGACTTCAAAGTCTACGAAGCGACCTTTGAGCTGGTACAGGGATGGGACCCAGCCGGAGAAGATACCGATTATGATAAATTCTCGCCTTCGACAAATGCGGATTTCTATAAAGTGAAAGACGTATATCGCAAGTGGTGCCTTAATGAAGCGGGGGACTACAGCGGGGCCCCATACAATCGTGGCGATGCGTTCGATTTTTCGAGGATTTTCGGGAGCGGCAATTTTGTTCGCCGCAGACGGCGGTTTTGGCCGACATTGACCACCGACCAGCAGGGAAAGTCACTGGGTTACTTCGTGGAGGTATCGTTCGACAATGGGCTGCATTGGTGGCAGTACCTCTACGCTTTCAACAATTTGCTCGACGAGTGTGGACTGTGGCTCAGCAGCGACCAGCTCGATGTTAATACCTGGGTTGCGGCTTTGAAGGGGGGATTGAAGTTCAGGATTACAGCCTCGGTAATCGGGGATGAGAGACTGAGCTGTGCGGTAGCTGACGGTCCTGTGAATTCAAGTATTCCGGTTGTAGAGCATATAGTCAGACTTTCCCGGCGGTTCCAATATCGCAAAGTCTCCGGTCAGAGTATTTTTGCAAATGCCTGCGATGATGCGCTCGGCGTGCCGGACGAGGCTGACGATTCTGGCGCGCTTTACGAGTTTGTGCGAAAGAAGGCTCAGGGGGCGTCTGAGGTCATCGAGACTGTCGATGTGCAGACGCCGTACCTGGCCTTTGATTATCAAGTCGGCGACAAGGTGACATCGAGTCCGGAAAGTCGAGACCTGCTGAGTTTTCGGAGGGATAATCGGAGCACCAGTTTGATAAAGCGGGTGCAGATGGACTTTTCAAAACAACGTACAAATTTGACAATAGTTCGGCAAAGAAAGTGTCAGCTATGAGCAGCAAGCCAAATATTGAGAACAGCCCTAACGTGCCCTGCGGACCCCTGTGCGACGGTCCTGAGGCAATAGCGCAGATGCCAGCTATAACTTCGGCTGGTGGCAGGGCCGGGGCAGGACAGATGAACGAACAGAGCTGGCGCTTTAATCGTCAGATAAGCGTCTCGGTGCTCGTGCAGTTGGTGTTGCTGGCCTCTTTGATTGTGGGTAGCTGGGTCAATTTGCAGCGGCAGCTTGATTTGCTGCAGCGTGATGTCACGTATTTGTGCGAGTGCCAGAAGAACGTCGAGCGTAAGCTCGAACTGCTTCACGAAAAGAGCATTTCATACGAGTACCGTCTGCGAGCCGTTGAAAAATGAATGTCGACAGCAGGTACTGCAGGGGGGTGTCTCCGACCCTGACTAATTGAGGCAATTGAGCAGGAGAAATCCGGCCCTCGCCGAAAGGGTTACAGGTTTTGAAGGGATATTAGCTGTGCTTAGCACGTTGCAGGATTTCGTCAAGGAGAGGTTTTGCCCCTCTGGGATATGGCAGCTAAGTAATGTCATGAAATCAGTGCTCATTAACGAGATACTACGTTTTCCCAAAGGTATAGTCTCGGAGATTGAGACACGCTATCCCACTAAGCCTCCAGAAATGAGAGCTTTTTTGATAAAGTTCTTTACCAGACACTATTTTCAGACACAGGACAGCCTTATTGGTTACATGACCTCTCAGGATTTTCTCAATATCGTCGCTTCAGGCCGCATAAAGATGCTTGATGTGGGTTCTGGACCAGCGGTCGCTTCTTTGGCGATAATTGAAATGCTTTCTTGCATTGTCGAATATCTCGGGTGGCAGTCAGCGCGCAGGACGGTCAAAGTAACTTGTGTTCTCAACGACACCTCCCGCATTTGCCTCGGGACCGGCCAGCACATGTTGGCCAATTATTTCCGAATGCAAGGACGCCAAACAAGAGGAGTTGTCAGCGACCGAATAATCTGTGTCCAGGAAGGCTTTCCAAGCAACATTGACCGACTTCGGTGGGCGGGGGTCCGTTCTGGAGCCTATGACTTGATTGTATTTTCTTACGTTATTTCACCCTTGGATGAGTACGAGGGACTTGGCGGTCTTGTCGAGGGGCTGTTGAATGTCGAAAGACTCTGTAGGGAGCAGGGAAGAATTCTAATCACTCAAGACAAGTATGAGACGGCTCTTGTACGGAGGTTGAGCCGAGTGATAGGAGCTACGAGGAGCAGACGGTCACTCACACAGTGGGTTTATCCAATCAGGAACAGGAATGAGACTTACACATACACGTATTACAGTTGTTTGTATCGACCGATGAGAAACGTCGTAGCGCCGCAGGATTCAGTGGCGTAGCCGCTACCACGCGACGCAGTTGCATTTTGCAGGCTCGCAGCGGCTGCTAAGAATGCTCCAGATATCAGGCGTCTCCCGGCAGAGGCTGATGGAAACTGTCTTATCGAAGCTGCGAATAACATCAATTAGTAAGGTGTAGAATTCGATGCGTTGCTTTGGTTGGTACCGGAGCTTGGCATCCGAGGCCCCCCTGGCAAAGCTGTGGTCACAGAGTTTTCTGCCTCGATTTCTATAAGCATCCTTTGCAAGGTGAAAGTGGCCCGGCAGAAGCCTCAACATGCCGAGCGTGATGTTTTCGGGTCTTATGACGCTGAGGGCCTTTTGAATTAGGTCCGCGTACCCGGCTTGCCAGTCTGGGTGCAGGATGCCGGGGTCAATACGAAACCGGATTCTGTAGCCGTGTTCCTGGCACAGCCTGGCAGCTTTCAAACGCTCGGCAAGGCTGGCGGTACCCGGCTCAAATGTATCAATTGCGTACTGGCTGTTCAGGCTCCAGGAGACAATGGTCTGGTTGTTGGGTCTGGCGGCCAGGAGGTTGTCGATGTTGCTGCTCTTGGTCAGAAGCATGAGAAAGCCGTGTGAGAAATCAGAGAAAAATGGGACCAGCATTCTTGTCAGGTTGGTTATGTGGTCGAGTGCAAGGCTATCGAGCATTTCTCCCATGTTGAAGCTGACTTTGCGATTGGAATTGGCTAAAGCTTCTCTTATTTGCTCGAACATGGTGTCGTAGTTGATGTTGATTTTGATAAACGGTCTGAACTTGCGATAGACATACGCGAGATAGCAATAGGTACAGTAGTAAGGACAACCGTTCGAGATGGGAACAAGTTTGTAATAGGATCGACAGTGAACATTCAGGCATTTTTTGTTTTGTGGAGCCTTATGCAATGAGAAGCCGGTGGGTCGGCCGTCGAAGTGACCAACATAGGACCGGGTTTCCCCTATCATCAGTGTCCTCTTGCCCCTGAGCAGGGCCTGGCCTTGCGGCATGTTTGGCAAAGGAGGTTTGAGCTGGTATTTGATTAGGTGGACCTTCGCCGATGGAAACAAACCCAGGATTCGCTGGGCCTCAGGGTGCTCGGCGACGTTCCGCCACAACAGTATTGTGCTCGGGTTGAATTTCTTGGCTATGTCCATAAAAGGCGTATTCCCAATATCTGTCACTTTGTCTTGCGGGTCCGCATAGCGAGATTGTAGCACGAAAGCCTAACGACATCCAAGATTGAGGAGAAAACTTATGAAAAAAATAGTCGTGATATCGATCATGTCTTGTCTGGCATCAGTCGGGTGTGACAGTCTGCGTTTTGCGCCTGGCGAGATCCAAAAACAAAACGCGTGGCTGCACAGTCGGACGGTCGCGCTGGCCGCTGAGCAGGCCCGCCGGGAGGCTGCCTCTGAAAAACTACAGGCTTTGACGGGACTGGGTGAATTGCAGAGCAGGGCGTTTATCGGCTACTGTGGGCTACCGAAGGAATTTCCCCCGGCCGATACGGCCGAGCAGATACTCTCACAATCGAGTTTTGAGTTGGCCGGGGCGGCCTTGTCGGAATCTGCCGAGCGCCCAGACGTGTGGCAGGTGGCGGATAATGTGTTTGAATTAGCTATCGGCATATCGGCCCTGTTGGGCGGAGTGTACGGCACCAAAGCTGTTCGATTCTTACAGGAAGCAAGGACGAAATCGAAGGCCTTGAAGGAGATTATTGAGGGCAACGAACTTTTCAAGAAAGAGCACGGGGCCTACACTAACGCATTCAAAGAAGCCCACAAAGACCAGTCGCCCGAAACTCGTCAAATAGTGGCTCAACTGAAATCGTGACTAAGCGATTGCTGTTATCAAAACTCGGGGGCTTGGCTGTGCCTGGACTGGTGCGGTTAGGCGAGATTTTACCGGCGGCGATGGCCGAGATTGGGCGGAGACGGCGGGAGAAAGAAATATAATCGTGCCCCAAGCGTGGCGAAAACTCGGTGCTGAGGAAGGCGAGCAGTGTCACAGAGGTAAAGGCTTGGAAGAATTTTTCATTTGTAAGACCTGTGGCAACAAAGGGTTACAGCTTTGCGGCAAAAAAGGACTTGACTCGGGATGCAATTTTCCCGATAATTTAATTGTACATCTACCTAGAGTAGAAGGTGCTGAGCGGCCGGCTACCGAAGTCAGGCCGCAGTTTTTTATGACCCCATCCGGTTTTGAAACCTTCTAAACAGGTCGTCTTCTTTCCAAGGTTCGACGTAGAATGCGGTAATCCAATAGTAGTCGTATTTCCTTTTCTTCAGGATGACCGCATAGTGTCCTTGTTTGAACCAAATGTAGTGTCGAATTCCCATCCGATCGCTTCCTTCATAATACCAAAAGGAGATCACTTCGCTATGCTCCGGCAACTCCATCAGCGGTTTAGCCCAAGGCAGTCTTTCCGCGCGGCGATAGTCAATTAGGCGGCTTGTTTTGGAGCCATTCTGGCGCGTTACTACGTGCCAAAAACCTTCCACTTTCCCTTGGCTGAATTCGTTGATAACGGCATTAAAGGCTACTCGGCGTTTAAGGTGCAGGGCTTTGCTTTCAATGAAATCTTTGCGAAAGACGTTGTACAATCTTTCTATTATTTCTTCGTAGGACCCATCGAGATTAATCATCGGAGGAAGGAAATCAGGCTGGGCGTCCATGGTTCAGTCTCCGCGGGTGAAAGATAAATACGTTAAATTTATCCTCCCAGGGTGGGGAAGTCTGAGTCAGCTCCGTTGCTGTGCGAGTTGTTATGGTTCGGATAACGCCGAGCTTGGCCGGACTTTTCTTCTGAATGTCGTTCCTATTGCAGTGGCCGACGGCTCCAGTAAGAAAGTCCGTGAGTTGAACCAACTCCGATTCATGAGACCTCACAAGCTGAACTTGGGGGATGGTTGACTGCTCCTGGTCGCCTAGTTTTGTATGGAGTATCCTGCGTAATTCTCGTATTCTTCTACTTCCGCGTGTATCCTTAATATCAAGATAGATATTGAATTTGCTGTCCGGCCTACTGACGATATTCAAGAGCAGATAATAGTACATTTTATAGTAAAATGATTCATGGCTGCCCTGGTTGAAGTAATCATGGTTAAGGCGGTCTTTTCCAACGACAACCACGCATCTGAAATTGAGGTCTTCCTGGCCAAAGAAATAATCCAAGACCTCTTCGTAAAATTGTGACCTGCTTTCAGATACCTTTTTCCATTTGAGCTCACCTCTGGCGTTATGTTTTTGCTTAAGGATTCTTATTTCCTTTGAAATGCTCTTGGCTTTGTCGGCTGGACACCAGACTGCTCCTAGTAGTCTGTAACTTATAAGATGCAGGCATAGTGGTTTTTTTGCCGATATGAATAAAAAAAGTCGGTAAGGAGACCACAAAATGCAAAAGAAATATGTAGTAGAATTGACAAGTGAAGAACGAAT